GACCTAAGTTCAAGCGGATAATGCAACAGGAGTGAGAATGATGACAATGAGAAGATACGAAAAGAATAATTTTTCAGAGGAACAGAGAAAGAAGATTTCTTTCCCTTTTGTTCCCCTGTGGAAAAGTTGTTTCTTTGCATCTTCCAGTTCCCCAACATTCAGTTGCAATATGAAACAGCTAACCGAAGAACAAAGGTATAACATTTCCGCTTATCTGCAAAGCGGAAAGTCAAGAACCGAGATTGCCAATCTTGTAGGAGTTCATCGTAGCACTATAAGTCGTGAATTACGTCGTAATAGTGATAAACGTAATGGCATTTACAAACCGGATCTCGCTCAGGCTAAGTATATGTCCAGAATGCGTTCACGAAAGCACTTCGTGAAGTTTACGGACGACTTGAAAATTCAAGTAGATATACTCATAAAGAAAGATTTCAGTCCAGAACAAGTGACTGGGTTTATGCGAACAAAGGGCTTGGAAACAGTTTCTCATGAGACAATCTACCAGTATATTTGGGAAGATAAAAAGCATGGAGATAAGTTGTTATACAAGCATTTAAGAAGACGGGGAAGAAGTCATAAGAAGAGAGGTGCATTGACTAATGGACGTGGTTTTATCAAAAACCGCGTGGACATAGACAAGCGTCCTACGATAGTAGACAAGAAAGTACGTTTTGGTGATTTGGAAATTGACACAGTCATTGGAATGAATCACAAAGGAGCACTATTAACTATAAACGACAGGGTAACTGGACTAGTATGGATAAGACTACTTAGCGGGAAAGATGCCAGCCCGCTAACTAAAGCTGCCATCGATGCCTTGGAACCTTTTAGAGACCAAATACATACAATAACGGCAGATAATGGAAAAGAATTTAGTTTTCACGAAGAAATTGCACGTAAACTAAATATTTTTGTTTACTTTGCAAAACCATACCACTCGTGGGAAAGAGGAGCCAATGAAAACAGCAATGGTTTGATTAGGCAATACTTCCCGAAGGGTACGGACTTTAGGGACATAACCAATGAACAGGTAATGCGCGTTCAAAACATCTTAAACTCAAGACCGAGAAAAAGATTGGGTTACATGACCCCAAAGGAAAAATATAAATTATTAACTAACAATGAATTCGACACTGTTGCATTGTCTGTTTGAATTCAGGAATAACAATAAACATGAAAACATTTTTTGAGTGTAAAATTCGCTACGAAAAAGTAGCAGAAAATGGGATGAATAAGAAAGTAAGTGAGCAATACATGGTTGATGCGCTTAGCTTCACTGAGGCAGAAGCACGTATTATATCGGAAATGACACCGTTTATCAGTGGCGAGTTCACTGTTTCGGACATTAAACGCTCCAACTACAGCGAACTGTTCCCATCTGAGGAAGATGCAGCCGATCGATGGTTTAAGTGTAAGCTGTATTACATCACTCTGGACGAAAAAAGCGGAGCGGAGAAAAAGACATCATGCTATATGCTTGTTCAGGCAGCAGATTTGAGAGATGCTGTAAAGAAACTTGACGAAGGAATGAAAGGCACAATGGCAGACTATGTGATTTCATCCATAGCCGAAACCGCCATCATGGATGTATATCCGTATGAAGCGGAAAATGATTCCTGCTTATCGGAATACCCAAGTGGACACAAGACGGAAGCTGTCATAGGCGGAAAGAGCGTCATTGTAGACAAAACGGGAAATTCAACTGTAGTTTTACCTAGTTAAATTGTATATATATGTCAAACGAACAACAAAATCAGGTTTTTCATCATTGGAGAACTGGAAGTCAATCTGATTATGTGGGAGTAGAAATACTCCCTAACGGTCAGTCTATTATTGCTACAATATCCCATATCGTATGGGATGAGAATGCAAAGGTACAAGGTAGTAAGAAACCATCATGGATTGCTTACTTTAAAGAAACAAACCTTGTTCCTAAACCTATGCTATTGAACAGTACGAACCGTAAACGCCTTACCAAGCTGGCACAAACTGATTATCCTGAAACCATCCATGATTTCCGTGTAATATTATGCAAGGAACTGACACGTGACCCAAGCGATGGAGGGAAGGTATATGGATTGCGTATAGGACGTGATGTTCCACCGCCACCACAGAAAGAGAAAATGACGGTGAACTCTGATAAATTCAAGGCTGCATTGGAAGCATTGAAAAGTGGAAAATGCGACATTAATTACATCACATCAAGCTATGATGTAGACGCGGAAGCTATGAAGTTGTTTAACGAAGCGACTAAGAAATGATGGAAGCGGAAGAAAAAGAAAAATTATGGCTTATGAAGAGGTGTGGTAAAATCACCTCTTCCGCCATTGGAAAACTTATGGTTTCCGGGAGAAGGGAAATGACACCTTCCGAACTAGAGATTGCAAAAAAACAGGGTGTGAAGAGAAAGACAGTTGATGTTCCTTTCGGGGATACAGCTATATCTTATCTTTATCAGGTTGCAAGGGAGAGAAGGTTAAACAAACCATGCCGACATATATCCACTTCTGACATGGAGTGGGGAAAGGATCATGAAAAAGACGCTATCGAGTGTTTTAACCATAACACGTTCTCAAGACTAATGTCTTGTGCGGATGATTTTGACGAAATTGTTTTTGTCGATAATATCTATGATGGATATGGCGATTCTCCCGATGGATATGGATTTGATGTCAATGGTAAATTATCTTATATAGCCGAAGTTAAATGCTTTACTTCTGAAAGTAAGATTGAATATTTGAGAGAAGCCACAAAGGAACAGGCGATAGAGGAATACTATTGGCAGCTAATGTCGCATTTTCTTTCCCATCCCGATGTAGATAAAATGTATTATATCGTATATGACGGCAAGTCAGATGATGATCCGTTTGATTTACGCCCAGTTAACGATCCGTCAAGACTTTTGTATTGGGAACTTGACAGATGCGATTATAAAGACGATATAGACAGGATGGAAGATAAGTTACAAATGGCTCTAGCTTATCTTTCACTCAACGAACGTGATGCAAAAAAATACCCAATAAGTAAAGTAAATGACTACATTAATCAAGCACAACAAACCTAATCGTGGGGATGAAATAATCATCCCCTATCTTGCCATAGAAAACAATATCAACTTTATCATGCTCAATGGGGGTGTAGGTGACGTTGAACTTATGGACGGAACGAAATGTAAGTCAATAAGCTGCACTCCTATCAAATTTGATGATGCAGGAGATGATATATATCGTATATATGGTATAGGAAAAGAAGCATGGAAAATGGCATGGCTGAAAAGAGTACATGCAATGAGTGATGAAATTGTAAAACTAAAGTTAGATTTCAATGCCAGCAATTAGCGAATTATGGATAGATTATCCAATATCTTACCGTGACGAAAAAGGAAGGTTCGTCAAAGGTCATAATTATGGATTCAAGAAAGGAAGGGAAGTGTCGGATGAGGAACGTGAAAAGAAAAGAGTTCTTATGAAGGAACTCATAAATAAACGAAAGGAAAACGGTTCTTATCTCGGTCATAGAAACAATACAAGGGCTGTCATTGCGATAGAGGAAGGTACGAACAGATTTCTATGCTTTGAAGCCTGTTGTGACTGTGAGAGGAAATTAGGTATGCCACAACGCTCATGCAGTTCTTTTTGTAAGGGGAAAAACGGGCATAGATGGAGAAACTTTAAATTGTTTTACGAAGATGAATACGGATTACGTTGACGAATTTGAAAACTACGACAGGAAGCTAATCAAACTAAATAGTGACACTGCCATTTTGCTGCATATATTTAAGAAAAAACCAAACCACCACTTCGAGGATTGGATGGTTCTTCAAGACAATGAGGAATACTTCAAAAAAGAATGTGTTCCTGATTACGAAGATGCCGCCAGGCAGTTTGTCAAGCAGTTTGAAGGAGAAGAGTGCATGGCTTTTGTGGTTGCATTAAAAAAAGAACTTGAAAGAATCATACAAGAAGATGAGTACAAACGAAATCAAGCTAAGGGATTACCAGGAGGTGGGGATAACCCGTCTGAGAAATGCCCTGACTAATCATAAGCACGTCATATTCTCTGCCTGTGTAAGTTACGGCAAAACGGTCATAATGAGTTTTATGGCTAAAGGTGCTGTAGAAAAGGGGAATAAGGTGCTTATCGTATCCCACAGATCGGAACTTATGACACAGACAGGGGGAACGTTGGAAAGAGTTGGCATACAGGCTGAATACATCTCTCCTAAACACAGGAATATACCCAAAGGTCTAGTAGTATCCGCAATGGCTCAAACTCTCCGTAGAAGGCTAGAAAAGCCCGAATGGGTTGAATGGGTTAAGAGTGTATCTCTCTGCCTAATAGACGAAGGGCACACCTCTGATGCGGACTTTCTCTTTGAATCTGGTTTGCTTGATGATAAGTATGTAGTAGGTCTTACAGGAACCCCGATGAGAAGTGGAAACCAAAGGCAGCTTGGCATGAACTATGAAGAGATTGTAGAAACCGCCCAGATACAGGATATGATGGACCGGGGAAACATAACCAAGTTGAGAACGTTTACGGTTGATGCGCCCGACTTGTCTAAGGTTAATACCGATTATCGCACAGGTGATTTCGATAGCAGGCAGATGGGTGCGGTGTTCAACAAGTCTGTACAGTACAAGGGGGTGATTGAAAACTATATGCGTATCTGCCCGATGAAAAAAGCAATCTGTTTTGATGCCACACAGGCAAATGCGATAAGGATGTGCGCTGAATTTAATGAAGCTGGCATTCCCGCAAAATTCCTCATATCAGGTATAGATAAGAATAAGCCGGATGAGTTAGCATTATATGAAAGATACAAGCATCTTACAGGAAACAGGGAACAGCTTATCAAGGATTTCCATGACGATAAATTCACCGTTATATGCAACAGTGGTATCTTATCTACGGGATACGATGAAACAAGTATAGAGGTTTGCATATTAAACCGTGCTACACAATCCGTTCAGTTTTATATCCAGGCAACTGGCAGGGCTATACGGCTTCACCCAAATAAGACAGAAGCATTTCTCCTAGACTTCGGTGGTAACATATCACGGCTCGGCAAGTTTGAGAAAGAACGTAAATGGGCCTTATGGCATAACAAGGGGAAATGTGAAGGGATACAAGGAGTGAAAGAGTGTAAACAGTGTGGTAAATATATTGCCATAACCGCTTCGGAATGCCCTTTCTGCGGATATGTATATCCTACCGAAAAGGAGATAAGGATGGCGGAACTGCAAGAACTGGTAGGAGATTTAAAGTTCGATCAAATGACGCCTACTCAATTTTTCCAGTATGCGGAACTTAAAGGATACAATACTTATTGGGCAATACGGCAGTTGTATATCAGAAATACGGAAACTGATTTTCGTAAAGCCATGAAAGAATGCGGATATTCCAGCAAGTTTATATGGGGTTATATTCAAAGAAACAAAAAATAACATTTAATTATGGGAAAAAATTTACTTAATAACGATGGTAAAATTGCCTTGTTTCACGAAACGATAAGGCTTGACTTTAATCTGCCTAAATACTCCATTATAGAGCAGAAAGATCCTAATCCAAGTGTAATGTCTTATGATTTTCTTAAACAGTACATGGAAAGCAATGATAAGGAAGGAGTGGCGGAATTTAATCTTACCGTTTCACCGACAATGCTTGATTCTGTAAAAACAAACCAGGAGCACAAGCAAGTAAGACCCTTCCTTCTTGATAGAAAACATAAGGAAAACTCATGGTTTAAAAAGATTAAGGATTATATAGACGAATACAGAAGATCCAAGTTTGACGTAATACATTTCTTTTCTGAGGTGAAGATACAGGCAGAAAACGAAATGAAGCAATACAGGGATAGGATAAAAGATTATATACTGATGCTAGGTTATGCTGAAAGATCAGGTCAATATGCCTTGAAAGAAAAACTGTTCCGAAACATGGTGATATGCAAATACGAAAGCATATTGTTCAGCAAAGGATTATACAAGGCTATATCAGAGGAAAATCTTATGAAGTTTGCAAAAGGATGCCCGAAAAATCTATGCCTTGATTATATTTCTGACTATACTAGAATCATACCATTTGACATAATTAGGAAAAAGACTGACATAGACAAATATGAAATATTCGACAACTATGTTATCCTCCATTATGACTTTGATAATAACGGAACAGATTTACCATCTGACAAGAAAAAAGAAGAGGTGGAAAAAAGAAAAGATCCTATTCTGTTTGGTGTTATTGCAGGAAGCAACAAACTATACTTCATCGGTGACTGGATTGACGAGTATTGCGATTTGCGGTTCGATGATGTGGTGAAACAATGTACGGACGATTTCTTGTCAGAAAACATTTCTTTGGATGATCTTGCAAAATAGCAATACAAAGTCTTGCAGGAACGGAGAGTATTGCTGTTGTCGATGCAAGCATAGATATACGGTTATTATAGACGGTTTGTTTGTTGGATATGTCTGCTATATTCCTTGGTTTGAAAAACACGTTGCCATGAAGATAAGAAACAGCGGACATGACATGTGTGAAGGATTTGAGATGGTTGATAACAAACTTTAACCTTTTATTTTTCTCATATACCCCATTTCATGATACCTTTGCCAAATACATTTTTTTTTATTATGGCTGAGGAGAAACGATCTGCGGAAGAAAAGAAAATGCAGAAAGATATAGTAGTTAGTTATAGGAACGAGAAGGAAGGTAAAGGATGCAGGGGATTGCTTGTAGCATTCTTTTCCGAACTTCTCCATCCTGCTGTAAGTGGTAACAAGTCGGCTGAGTTCCGTGCTCTAGGAGCAAAGAAAAGTATGCCTGACCTTGCTTATATACATGACGGTAAGATATATGGCATAGAACTTAAAATGCCTGATAGTAACCATGACCGTAATCATATAATAGAACAGGCTGATGTGATGGCTACATATTTCTTTAGAGGATATTTCGTATGGTCTAAGGAAATGTTGTGGAATATACTTGACGCTATTGAGCGTGGTCAGCCGGGGATGTCAAATACACTACAGATAAAAGATTATTGTATGCGTAACAGCACTACAAAGGTAAGTTTTGAAAAAATAATTAAAGAACTGTTTCAATGAAAGTTATATATAACAAAATTATTCCATTCAAAGGGTACAAGTGTATAAATTTGTTTGGGGTTCTTTTCGTAAGAAAAGGATGTACGATGAGTAAAAGCGATTACAATCACGAAGCGATTCATACAAAACAAATGAAAGAACTTTTGTATGTTCCGTTTTACATTTTGTATCTTTTGGAATGGCTGTACAGGCTTATACAAAAAGGTAATGCGTATAGAAACATATCGTTTGAGAAGGAAGCCTATAATAACGAGAACGACATGAATTACCTTGATAAAAGAGAACATTTTTCTTGGATTGAATACATTTGAATTTTACATTTATGAATAAGATAATTTTTGATAGAAAGGTTTTATTTTCAACGTTAAACTCAGCCAAAGCCTGTCTTTCCGATACAGGCTTGACGATACTTAAATGTTTTCGTTTTAAATATATAGCATCAGAGAATGCGATAGAGGTTACTTCATACAACAACCTCAATGAGATGCGTTTGATTATTCCCATTATTGATTCAGACTGCAATGACGGGCAGGAGTTTGCAGTAGACGGAATAAGACTTGTAAAGTTACTCAAAACAGTAAAGGATTCCATTGTTACGGTAAAGATATATGATAAGGATATAATATTCTCTTACAATGGCAGTGAAGCGTCTTTCTTTGCAGAAGATGTGGAATCTTATCCTGATATTAAAATAGGTAAGCGTGGTACCGGGATAAGGGTCAACGTGAACAGGAATGATCTGTATAGAGCATTAAAAAGGAACATAGGATTTAATGATATCAGTGACGTTGTGACCAGCCTTAGTGGAGTGGGGATAAATTTTATTTGTTCCAATAATTGCATTGATATATGTTCGTCCGATAAGATTGTATTTGTAAGAGATGTTATAGAATGTCAGCCGGATATATCCAAGGACTTGTGCATAAATGTAATGCCTACTTCGGTAAAGGAAGCGTTATCTTTTCTTGAGATGTTGTCAGAAGAAAATGTAACTGTTTCTGTATCTGATGATGAAAGGGTGATGTCTATATATTATGGGGATTTCGGTTCTGTCTTTAATTGTACGCTGATGGAGGTTAAGTTTGTAAACTACACACCATTGGTAAACAATATAAAATCAAACTTTAATTACTTTATTAAAGCAAGAACTAGCGACTTGATAGATTCCCTTTCAAGAATAAAGGTAATGTCAGATGTGTATAACATATCACATTTTGTTTGCAGGGAGGGAGATAATAAAATGGATATAACATACACAAATGATGCAGGGTATAAAATATCGGAAAATGTCGGAATTGAAGGATATTGTCAAGGGCGTTTGGATTGCAATCTGAATATTGAAAAGATGATTAACGCATTGAAGGTATTTCCTGGGGATTATGTCACATTGGCATATACCAATCCTGAGAATAATGCTCCTATATGTATCATTAATGAAGAGGGAGATTATAAATTAATGGGCGTAGTAAACATTTTTAAGAGTTGATAACTATCGTTTAACCTATCGAATATACAGTTTTATTATTTTTGCAACAAAAATATATAAGACATGGAAGATAAAGAAAGAACAATTCAGATTCTCGCTGAAACAATAGATAGGTTAAACAAGACTATAGAATCACAGAACAGTCTGATTGAGGATTTAAAAAACAGGCTTGAAACAATTCAGAACGAATATAGCCCTTCAATTATGACTGTAGGCGTATTGATAGAAAAGTTGAATAATACAAAGACAAGAAGCGGAAAGGTAAGATTTGAAGCATTATCCAAACATATAATGCCATATCTTACCAATCAGCTTTATGACGAGTATGATTTTAATGATGCCATTCCTACGTTCAAGGAAGTTCCGTCCGTTGAAAAGCCTGTAAATCGTGATATGATAGATGATATGATCAATGTTATAAAATCAAAGAGAAAGATAAGCGAATCATCCCAAAAGGCATATCTTTTAATGCTTAAAAGAATATTGTCCGAATCAAAAGAGATGAGCAAATATATCAATGATTATATTATCTCACTGAACGTAAAATCTCCTTCAAATATATCTCTTACGGATGAAGAAATAGAATTATTCTGGAATGTCGAGCCGTTTAACGTTACAGAAAAAATTGTAAAGAAATTATTTCTGATTCAATGCTATACTGCCATGAGATATTCCGATATTTTCAGATTGAAAGATTCTATGATGGAGGGAAATGTTATTTCGTATATATCAAAAAAGACAGGTAAGAACGTTGAGGTTCCCGTACCTTCCAATATTATAGAAATGATAAAAGAGGTTAGATCGTTCGATAAATACAACATAGAATCTTCCTTAAAGACTACTATGAATGAAGTTCTACCAACTCTTGGATGTAGAGCAGGTATAAACAAGCAGGTATTTGTAAGACGGGCAAATGTACTTATGAAAGGGCCGAAGTACCAGTTCATCAAAACACATACAGGACGTAGAACAGCTATTACCAGATGGGCTAATATGGGAATACCAGAAGGAGAACTGAAATCTATGGCTGGTCATTCCGATATAAGAACGACTAACAGATATATTACTGCAAGCGTATCAAATAAAACCAAAAATATTTTAACTGATGGAAATTTTGGAGAATGTGCTGTCGATTGACAAAATAAAACACCTTCAAGAACTTGGGGTGAATACAGGTAACGCATCAATGACTTGGATGTTATATCCTTATGAAGAAGGAAAACAACCACAATTATCTTTACGAGAGTGGAAAACTTTCAAGGAACCGTTCAGAAAAGAACATTGTATCCCTGCATTTACTTTGCTTGACATTTTGGAATTGTTGCCAAAAGAGATAAAAATAGGAACGGATACTTATTGGATTACAATGTATTTTAATGACAATTGTTGGCATATATGTTATTCCATGTCTGACGAATTTGATTATTATCAAGAATTTTTATCCTACTCATTAATAGACGCATCTTATGAAATGTTATGTTGGTGTGTTGAGGAAAGATTGATATCATAAAGATAAAACGGAATTAATTCAAAACGACTTGGGTTTGAGCCTTATGTGAGCGTGAATCGTAATACAGGTGCTCTTATAAAAAAGGAGGATATGAATTTACTCGAAGAATGCGTGAGGCGTGGAATTATCAAAATATCAAAATAACGAAAAATAAACAATATCATGGAACAGAAAACATTTGAAGAAATAAAGGAAGAACTATTACTGCGCGCCAAGAAAGCAGGTGCCTGTCAAATAGGTTATGCGATGGGATTAAGGAGTCAATGCAAGGCTGATATACTTAAGGCTATTACTGATAACTGGTCTTGGGTGTTACGAACAGCAAGAATAGTAGATGCAGAATATTTAGAAGACAATTTTGATGAAGAAGATCTAGCGGAAGCTGGTATCTATACACAAAAATACCATGAGGTAACAACAACATCTTTTGCCTGCGGCAGCGCAACAGTGGAAGCCTACGACAGCGCAACAGTGGAAGCCTGCGGCAGCGCAACAGTGGAAGCCTACGACAGCGCAACAGTGGAAGCCTACGGCAGCGCAACAGTGAAAGCCTACGGCAGCGCAACAGTGAAAGCCTACGGCAGCGCAACAGTGGAAGCCTACGGCAGCGCAACAGTG